ACACAAAGCTCCCTGAAAATTTATTTAATACAAAATGTCATACGAGGAGATTGCCGTTCAGTTTGCCTCTGAGTCTATAGATGAGCAAGCTGTCGCCGGTTGGGTGACGCATTTTGCTTATCAGGGATTTGATGCAAAGAGAGTGATAGCTCTTGTGAAAGAGCGTGGAGGTGAGGACTGGAAGCAGGACGTCAAGAAGATGATTGTTCTCTCTCTTACCAGAGGTAACAAGCCAAACAAGATGGTTCTCAAGATGTCAGACAAGGGCAAGGCAATGGTGAATGAGCTAGTTTTGAAGTACAAGCTCAAATCTGGGAATCCTTCTCGAGATGACCTAACTCTCTCCAGAATCACTGCTGCTTTTGCTGGTTGGACATGTCAGGCTGCTGATTATGTTCAGGAGTACTTGCCAGTGACTGGCAGAGCTATGGATACCATATCTAGCGGTTATCCTAGAGCAATGATGCATCCCAGCTTTGCTGGTTTAATTGATCAAGAGCTCCCAGCAGATGTGCTGTCTGAGATAACCCAAGCTCACTGCTTGTTCATGATTCAGTTCTCTAAGACTATCAACCCCTCACTGAGAGGTCTAAGCAAGGATGAAATAGTTTCTAGCTTTGAGCGACCAATGCAAGCCGCAATTAGCAGCACATTCTTGACATCTGCCAACAGAAGAGCAATGCTGAAGACTCTTGGGATCATAAATGACAACCTGAAGCCTTCATCCTCAACTGTGAGTGCTGCAAAAGTCTTCAGATCCCTCTAGGACCCGAAAGGCCTTAATACAACCCAGACAACATGTGCATCCCAAATTGAACATTCCAAAACAGACTGTGAGCCAAGCTTAAAACAAAAAACAAAAAAATAAAAAAACACACAAAAAACATAAATAACAAAAAAACAACAAAAAACAAAAACAAAAAAACAAAAACAAAAACAAAAACATTGGCTCACAGCTCCACCTGGGCAGCTTGTCTGCCTGAGTGTGTGTGAGAGTGTGTTTTTTGTGGTTTCAGTGTTAGTGTGTTTTTGAATTTTTCTTGTTCTTTTCTTGGTTGTTGGATTTGGATCACTTCTTATGATTATATGTCTTGATTTAGCATTGTTAGGGGAAGCCAGAGCCTATTTCCCAGTAATTCTTTGGATGTAACCTCGTATTGTAGCTCTACCAGCTTGAATAATTCTGACTGACAGCAATCATCTCTTTTATCATGCTCCAGTGCTGTCATAAGTCTGATCAATTGTATGTAGGCGATTTCTTTCTCTATGGCTTGGCCTGTAAAAACATCTGCAGGAATGTTCCTAATAGAGAGCTCTCTCATCATGCTTTTGTAAGTGAACATCAATGAGTCATCCAATCCAAGGCCTTTTCCGATTCTACAGATTTGGGTCGCAAAGTCACATTTTCGCTCCCAGTTCAACTGGTAGCCTTCCAGTGTTGAGAACTCAAAGAATTTCAGAGTTGGATAAGTGAGAGGCCAGGATAGAGCCCTCTTAATGTTTGGCTCACACCACTTTAGTGCATCTTTAATGTCTAACATTGAGATTCGTGCTATTGTGACATCAAAGAATGATGGAGAAGCCCTAATGACAAGACCCTGCTCATAACCCCACTCCTTAGGCAAATCATAATTATTTAGGAAAGTAATCAATCTATTTTTGGCAATAACAGATTGTCTGAGATTATGCAGTGGGATCTCCATACCTTTGTAAAGACTGACTGGAGCATTGTGGCGTTTTCCAAATGGGACAAAGTCCACGGTCACTCTTTTCAACTGGTCCGGAGAAGTGCTCATTACGGGCAACTCGCGAGCATAATAGTTTATGTTGGACATGACGAAAAAATTCAGGGGGTCTTTGTGT